TGCAACAAAGTTATTGACGCTATATTCACCGAAGCCGATCTAGCCAAGCACATCATCGTTGAACGCGACGGGAAGCCTTACGAGCCCGAAAAATGGGCACCGACGGACAATGTAAAGTACTATTACCCCGATACAAATAAGCCAGATCTATGGGCAATGACTATTTTTAAGCCTGATCACCAAAACGACATTTTCCGCCGAGATAACGGTCTTTGTTACCCCCACACAGATGAGGGCAAAGATGCCGCAATTGCACACGCTAAAAGAATGTTAGCGGTAAAATAATATGGATAAAATAAAAGATACTATGTCTAATGTGTTTCTTGTCGTCGCCGCGGTTTTCGTCGTGTTTATCGTTGCCCGAAACGTAGCAAAAGTCGGCATTGGCCTGGCTAATAATATTTGCGACGTTTTTTGTGACGAGGCTTAACAAATAATATGCAAAGTATAAAAGATCAATCAATACTTGCAGGGTTAGCAGATGAAGGCTGGGAAATTAGTGTTAACAGAGCATTTATACAAGTCCGAAGACGTGAAATTAATATTGAATTTTGCTTGGGTGATTACTGTGTTGGAGTTTTTGACGAGCATTTAGAGCTTGAAGAAGGCAAGTTTAAAGAAGCCACATTAAAAGCGGCCGCTAAGAAGGCGCGCGAGCTGATTAAGAAATACAGCATTTAATTCATGCTAATTCCTAAATTCCCCGCAAAAACGCATAATGGCAAGCTGTTCATTGAACGGCTTGACCTATTTGAAAATTATTTGCGGGGCATTCAAGGAGAAACTGGGGAAATCGAAATAATAGCGCAAAAGCGAACCAAGAACCGCAGTAACCGCCAAAACAGATATTACAATGGCGTGATATTAAAAATACTTGGCAACGAATTGGGTTATGACAGGGACGAAATACACGAGGTTTGCCGTAGAAGGTTCCTCTTAGATATTAGCCGACGTTTTGCCACGGTACGCTCAACTAAACGTCTTACAACAAGCCAGTTTGAGGAATACATGGCAAAGATTAGGCAGTGGGCAGCACGCGATTTGAGCATCATTATCCCACTTCCCAATGAAGTACATTTTGATGATCCGCTATGATCGCTATGACCCCTAAAATGCGCGCGATAGTAGAAGAGGAAATTGAGCTTGCAGATTGCGCACGGATTGACGAGGGCGACTGTAAGGGCCGTTTAACCGTGCAACACGCCTACGGCCGCACTATTCAAGAGCGTTGGATGTTCATTTATATATGCCACGAGCACCACCAGGGCAAACGGCAAAATAAACGCCGTGACAAATATTTGTGCCTGATGCAAGCCACAGAAAAAGACTTTAATAAGTATCCAAAACACGCGCCACAATGGCGGCAAGATAAAAAATACTTAATTACCCTGTATACTATTTAGTAGCTGAGGCGGCTGGCTTCAGTTTGGGGGGAAAATTCATTATTGTGTTGGTTCCAATAGTGGTTGCATACAAGCCCCTGAACTGAAGCTAGCCGCCACAAAAATGCACAATATGGGCACTACTAAATTTTTAAGCGTGCTAGCTGTATTTATTTATAGCGGTAATCATAATGTCTTTATTATTAACGTGCAGTCTTATTAGTTATGTTTATTCAACATGATTAAAGCAAAAAACAGTCCGCCAGAGCTTGAGCGACATATAACCAGGCCAATTCATCAATATTTAGAGATACAAGAACGTCGCGGCAATCTTATCTACATTCGGAACAATACAGGTGCTACTCGTTTTACTAGGCCCAACGGCCAGGTTGGAATGATTAGATACGGCAAAGTTGGCTCGCCAGATTTTATTGTTTGGAAAAAGTCGATTGAGCAGATACATACCAGCAAGGGGCCGTTAACAGTTAATTACTTTCGCACATACTTTTTGGAAGTGAAAACGTCAAAAGGCAAACAATCACCTGGCCAAAAAGAGTTTCAAAAACAGGCGGTACGCATGGGCGCAGATTATTTTATAGTACGCTCACTTCAAGACGTAATTAATATTATTTTATGAAATCACGATTAGCAACAGCATTTTTAGCTTTCGCAGTTGGTGGGTTTGGTGCGCACCATTTCTATTTAGGCAATAATTCGCGCGGTATGCTTTATCTAGCGTTTTTTTGGACGTTCATACCAGCTATTGTAGCGTTTATAGAAACCATTATGTTTGCAACAATGGACGATGCCGCTTTTGATGCAAGATATAACAAAAGCAAAGCATAATAACCGCATTTCAACGTTATAAAAAGAAAAGTACCGCCTCAACAGGCGGTACTTTTCTTAATTCTTGCGCTTGTTTTTATTGCTCCAAGGCAATTGATCTTCGGCAATGTTTTTGTCTGCTGTAATTTTCGCGTTAGTTGCGGCCTGAATATTTACCGTATTAGTCTCTGGCTCGTCTTTGCTTGCTGGTATTTCCTCGCTCATTTCATCTGGTGTTTCCGCGAGATTCCATCCGTCGCCATTGTGATGCCCATCATTCATGGTCTGAGCGACCATTAAAAGGTACTCACGGGCTTCACCAAGCCCTGCAACATGTTTAGTGATAAATAGCTTTTGCATATGCTGTGCTTCTCTAAATGCTGCTTAACTGCGCTTGTTAGCTGCTTTGCTGCGCTTGTTAGCTGCTTTGTCGCTAGGAATAGCCACAGGCGCGCTAACGGGCTGATCTGTTGCGTCTTCAGTCTGCACATCATTTATAGTTTCGGCATAGTCGCTTTCAACGCGCTTTAGTTCAGCAGCATCAATAGTTTCACCAAAGCGACCCTTAAAAGCTGGGAACTTAGACACCATTTCGTGGTTAACTGTAATTTTTGCCATATAAATTATATTTAGTTACTTACATTTTTAGTATACACCCCATTTGTGGCTTATCTTTAATAAAGGTCGTGTTCTGCGTCGTGGCGGCTATTACCAACGACACTGCGCTTTTCAAGAATGTATTTGTTAATGATCTGCCGCCAGATTTCTGATATAAACAAACCGATAACTAGCACTAATGCGTTTGGAATACCGTGGTTTGTGGCGAAATCGGTACCCGTTACATCTAACCAAGCCACAAAGTCGCTCCACTGTGGGCTAAACACCAAACTGGCGAAAGCAGTACCTAGAATAGATACAAAAGTAATTAAGAAAGATTTGACACGTTTTGAAAACGTCATAGAAATTTGGTTAATTATTATTTTATAATACCACTAAATAGTGCGATTGAGATGCAAAACCGTTTGAGGGTCTAAATGTCCTGTAACAGTCAGCCCGTTGGCCGCTTGATACCGACGCAGCGCACGAGCCGTGCTTACGCCAAAAAAATGACCAAAATGCAGCACACCTTTTCTTTTAAGGTCGTAACACGGCAAACCTCTTACATCAAGCTCAACGCTTAAACGCTTTTGAATTTCAATTACATCTAGTGCTTTATCGTAAAGTTCGCGATTACTTACAAATTGAAAAGGTATTTTTTGCGCCTCTTCTAAAACATTATTTGGCAAATCAGTATAAACCATCATGTCAAAGAGCTCGTCGCTGTATTCTGACCACATAAACCAAGCGTTGCCTATTTCACCCCAACTATCTCCCCAAGAGTTACGGAAATAAATGCGCGTGTCTCCAAATACGTCTTCATAACCATAAACCAATATGCGGTGCAGCCCAGCCTTAGGTTTTCTTTGCAATGGGATACCCTCCCAGCCGCCCACCATAATTGTTGCGTTCATAACGCCTGCAACGTCCACAGCTTGCTTTAAGTCGTCCAAGGTGTAGCAAAAGGCATACCCAGCAGCGCGGCGCGTCTGAGCGTCTTTTAATGCGTCTGGGGAAGCCGTAAGCGTCATGTAAGCGTCATAAGCTAAGCTATTATCGTCTGGCATCAGCTCTTCACGCGGTACGCCTAGCTCCATAAGAACCTGCGCGGCTACGCGCGGCGCAGTTCCTTGGCCACTGTAACCGTCACGTTTCTTGCATTCACGATAAATAAAGCCTTTTGATAAGCGTGTTACTTTTCCCGTTTCTCGGAAATCTCGGTATTCTTCGCCTTTGCCTTCGGCCTGACCCACGCAAGTGCCTTTATCGCGCTGATCTTCAACTGGCAACATGGAAATGTCTGTTATGTTGCTGGCTTGGTGCGGCCTAGGCGCTACAGCCGCAGCTATGTGAATGTCGCGGTTATCCGAGGAATTAAGCATGGCTCCAAATGCTTTTCCCATAAATTATGGCTTAATATTTAAATTATCCATAGCTGTATCAACACTTTCGTGTATGGCTTCGCGTGCCGTGTTCTGTTTATCACTTGTAGGCTTGTAGCGCTCCAGCTCTTCTTCTAGAACTCCGACGCGATTCTGTAAATTTTTAATCTCTGTGTCTTTTTGCGAAATAATGTCTCTATATTTTAGCTCTTGAGCGTCTAAAACTTGGCTCAATTCCATTTGTTTTTTCTCTGTAGCTTCAAGTCGCTCTTCAAGTTTATTTGCGTACTTTTCCCAGCCAGTTGCAAATGTAACAACAACCTCTGAGTTTATTTTAAGCGCCTCAGCTTGCGTTTTTGGCTTTGCTGACCAATATGCAAACAATGAACCAATGCCGCCAACAGCTAGAAATCCCGCGATTGCAGGCGCGACAGTCTGAGCTATGGCTAAAAATTCCATATTTCAAAAACCCTAATTACGGGTAAAAGTTGAAAACTTTATTGCGTAATAAGTACGTGCAAAGCCAACAAAGAAACACGTAATGATGGCTAACTCAATTGATTGGTTGGCAATAGCAAGGCCAAAATTTATATCACCATGCGGTTCCATTACACGCGCATTATTAATAAACCACTGTAATTGCGTTATAAACCGCATTACAAACGCAGCCGCAAATAACATCCACGTGAAAGTAGGGACTAACTTTATTTGTGAAATGCTAAAACAATATGCTGCGCACGCTAAAGTGGCCGCAATTTTAAACGAGAACAATAAAATGTACGCGGCAAAAATCACAAATCTGTTAAATTAATGATTATGTGCGCCCGTAAGCGTGCAAACTTGCCTAAAGTTTCTCTGTCTTTTATGTGTCCATTTTGCATCATTTCATCAAATAACTTGATGATGGCGATCCTGAAATCTTCAAGATCAATGCTTTTGTCCTCTTTCTGAATTGATTGCAGCATTTTGGAGTCTTCCATACTGTTTAAACGTTGCTTAACGTATAAGTCCAGTCAATCGTTAAGGTTTCAGTGATTGATTTGGTGGTGCTTACTAAAACGTGCGATTGCAACACGCCTGAGTTTGCCGCAGCCGTGCCATCAGCAAACAAACCAGCCTCCGCTACTGTGCCGCTCCATTCGGAAGCACTAATAAAACCAGTGAAATAAGCCGCGTCATTTACGCTGGTTCTAGAGGCAATAGCGTTACGATAAACTTCTGTGCCAAGGTCAACATTGCCATCTGCCACAGCCGTAGCGTTAGACCCAACAGCAAAATAGTTAATCAGCAAAGAGCTCGCTGGGCTTGCGTTTGCCATGTGATCAAGCATATTTGCGCGTCCAGCAAGAGGCACAAGATTTACTTTAACCCATTTTTCAGTTTGGCAAAGTTCATTTAATTGACGGACAAGAGGCACGAAATCCAAGCCTTTATCGCGTAATTCTTCAATTTTCCTCGCAAGATTAAACTGCTCATCTGTTTCTAAAAAAGCTTTTGTAAAAGTATAAACACCTTTGCACTTAAAGCCGTCTTTAACTTCTTTCGTGATTTCTTGTATGAGTTCCATATAGATATGATAACACGTTAACCTAATAAACTGCCGTTTAAAATAAATGTGCGCTTTGTGTCTGCTGGGCCAGTAATAACATAAGGGCCGAGTACGAACACAGTACCAAAATCAATATTACTGGTTACTACATCATCAATGCCTAAATTCTCAGTAAGAGGATTGTGCAGCTTTGACGTGACAACAGTCTCTTGCAATCCAAGCATCTCGGCTTTAAAGAAAACTTTTTGCAGCACTTCTGATTCACCGTCTGCCACGGTTTCATTACCTGAAAGCATCAAATTAATTAAGAAATCAATAATGCCCATGGTTCGTAACGTGGCTAGTTGAACTGTGTAAATATAAACCTCATTCGTAACCATGGTTAAAGTTACTTTTTGGATTAAAAAGTTTTCCTCCCACCCACGCCAAACGCTTTTAATGGTCAGCAATTGACCTGACCGCAAGCCAGGCGTGTAAGTTCTAAAGCTGCCTTCTACAATGCTTTTTGAGTAGGCATCAAGCTGCGCTATACCAAACTTTTTTGCCTCATCACGGCTTTTAATCGTTGGGTCTTCCGTAGCAAATTCATAAATGCCGTATTGCGCGACTGATGCTACATCATCTAATCGCATTATAAGCACAAAAAGCGGCGTACCAGTTACAAAAATGTTATTCGTGCCTGCGGCTGGTACTGTGCCCGTCTTGAAACGGATATACTTTTGTTGATAATTCCAGAAAGAGTCAAAATCGGCTTCTTGATCTATAAAGTCGATACCGACCGTTTTTGCAACGCTGTTAACTGTAACCGTGGGCAAAGTAGAAAATTTGTTACCTAAAACAAACGTTAGTTTTGTACCGTCTCCGTTAAATTTCTCTGTACGTGATTCCCCCTCTATTTCACCACCTCGAATATAAACACGGTTCCTTAGTTGCGAAAGATCTCTTGAAATTTCAAGCGTGTCTTTAATATAAAAAAGCGTGTCGTCCGTGAGTATGAAAGGCGCAGGCTCTGCGTTTCTTTGGAAAAAATGTATGTCTTTATTATAATCAATGTAAAAAGAGAAATTAGTTAGTTTAGAAAGCTTATTTAATGCCTCAAGCAAAGTAATGCGATCAAACGTTACGGTAGTAACTACAATGGCACAATCAACGTTTGCAGTCGTAAAATCAGGCGCGTAATCGGCTACTAAAGCAATTATAATAGCTTCAACGGTTTCATTGGTAAACCGCTCTTGTATTAAAATTCTGTTAGCGTCCTGAGAATAATCGGCGCAAGTTATGTCATACGAAACAATTTTGTCAGACTCTACACGCTCATTAAATGACGTAATGCGGCCTCCGTAGTGTTTAACGGCATCAATGAACAGCTCAACTTCAGCGTCCAATACGGGCACAAATACATGGCCAATATAGCTTTGAATCGAAAACGTCAAAGAGTCGACTTTGTTATTCAACGCGTCGTCTTTACGCAGCGAGCCCATATCAATAAGGCTGCTAACATCAACTGAATTAATTTCAACGGAGATCACAGTTTCATGTTTTGTTTAAGCACTCTAAGGATGTCATTGCCGATTTGTTCGGCGATGCCTTCGCGTCCCATGAAATCATTGCCGCTTATGTTGATAACAATACCACTGCCGCCCATTGCGCCGTTTGCCACTATGCGGCCAGCACCGTTTGGCCAAAACAATTCTGGGCCGCGTTCGCCAACTAAATGCGGTACGTTAGTTCCTACTGGCCCACCAATTGCGCGGCCAGTGACCGATCTGCCTGAGCTTGCAACGCCTGAAACGGCTTTACCGATACCACTACCTACGCTTTTGGCTAGGTTAATGGCTTTTTCTGCAAGCGCAATAAGCGCATTTAATGGCCCAGTAAGGTTATCAATTTGCGATTTAATCCAACTAAGCGCGCCACCAGCAGCACCTTTTATAGCTTCCCATAATGTACCAAAAGCACCGCTGATAGCCCCCCAAATAAAATCCCAGACGGCTTTTATACTGTTTAGTACAGGAATAATTACAGAATTGAGCAGGAACGTTAAAGCAGCGCTTACAGCAGCTTTAATAGCCTCGAATACGGTTACAGTGGTATTCCATACAGCATTAAATGCACCTTGCCAGCCAGGCAAGAAAAAATCTAAAAACAACGTAACTGCGCCAATCATAAAGTTAATGTAAAACCAGAACATATCAGCCATTATTTGCCCGACTGCCTTAATAATTGCCAGCGCACCGTTGATTGCTTTACTAATAGCGTTTTTAATCGCCTCCCAAACGGTTAATGTGAATGCTTTAACTTCGTCCCAATGTTTTACAAGTAGCACGCCAACAGCAATGACGGCTATGATGGCGGCTATTATCAAGCCAATAGGCGACGTAACAATAGCGAATATTGTACCCAAAGCACCAAGGGCCACGCCTAGCATTTGGACACCTGTTATTATGGCTGGTATTAAAAGCCCAAGAGTGCCAATAACACCTATTATTAGGCCAATGGCTGCCACACCAGCAAGAACAGCTATAACTAACTTTGGATTTTCTGCTGCCCATGTGCTGATTTGCTGTACTACGGGTATGACCTTGTCGATTACTTGCTGTAGCATAGGCAAAAAAGCGGCACCGATGGTTTCGCTGATGTCGCCTAACGATTGTTTAAATATTGCCATGGTACCTTCGGCCGTTCCGCCGATGGTATCCGTGGTTTCACGCAAATTCTGATTAAGCCCCTCGGTAAGTGCTGCCACTTTTTCCGTTTCTGAACCGTACAAAATTAAATTCTGCTGCGCCTCCGTAAAGCGAATGCCAGACTTTTCCAAGATGCCAAACTGCCCATTGAGAGCCTTTGCTATTGTGTTGGCAGAAGCTACGTACTGATCCGCGCCAGCAGTAACACCGTTCTGGTTCACAGTAAGGTCTGCAAGCGATTTGGTGAGGTCTAGGACGCTTTGAGTTTGCAATCCGAACGTAGAAAGTTGAGCCGCGCCCATGGTAAGCGCGTCCCCATCAATACCAGATTTCTTTTGGAGTGCGTCGGTAATGGCTAAAATGCTGTCCACCTGTTCACGATTACCCTTTGAAACGTCAATAACAGCGTGCTCAAGTTGGCGAACGCTGCGTTCTGCTTCAACATAATTGCCAATGGATATGCCAACGATACTTGCCACACCTGCAAAAGCAGCCGTGCCTGCGGCTGCCATTGCTCCAAAAGCTGGTTGGAGTTTATCAATTTGCCCATTCAGTTTACTGAATTGGCTTGAAACATCTTTCATCACTGCGTCCGTTTTGTTTTGGGCATCAATGATGATTTGTAGCTTTAGAGGGTTCATTTCTTTTTAGGTTTATGTAGCTCGTTCAAGTAGGCCACTACATCCTCAATGAACCATTCAGGTTGTGCAAGAAATTGCTGATATGTCCAGCGCATTTCAACACATAAAGCCGCCATTAAGCTGCTACCTCTGGTGCAATCGGTTTTTTTTTATCTGCTACATGCGTAAAAATGAAATCCGTATCATCCTCGTGCATATCAAGAACAACATCTAAAATATTGTCCGTGTTACCGTCAACACTCACAATGTAAGTGGTAAAAAGCCTATGTGTTTGTTCCGTAACAATTGCGCCAGCATTTATTTTGTCAAAATCCATTGTTGACTTGCCGCCCATTTGTCTTGGCTGTGCATTTACCTGAGCGTATTGCGCCTGTTCTATGTTTTCCCGTTCTCGTCCTGTAAGCCAGTCTTTGATTATTATTACATGACTCCCAATAGGCGTTGTTATTTCATGCGTTGGTCTGTTTCCCATAAAATTTATAATAGATTTTAATAACTGGCTTGATCATTAACCAAAGTCGCGCGGATGCCATAACCAGTAACAATATCGTGGTGGGCAATAAATTCAACATTGTCAGTAACAATATCATCAATAGGCCGATCTGCTTCTCGGCTTTCAAATGATATTTTAGGCATGACAATGCTTAAAGATGGCGAGTTACCTGATCCAAGATCAATATCTGTGCGCGTAAGCGTCATGCTCATTGCGTAATACGTGCCAGCTACATAGGCATCACGGTAAGTTTCTGCAGTGTAATCCATTACAAAGCTACCGTTTATTTCGTGCATGAGAGCGAGCAAGTCCGATGGTGTAAGTTCGCCAATGTTTTGATTCACACGGGCATTATTGTCTATACTCAAAGAAAACTCTTTAAGCGCAAGTGCAGGGGCCGCTGCAAGGCCAGCAACGTCTGCGGCTACTTTTATTACTACATCAAAAGGGCGGAAATAGTGATCGGTAGAGCTAAACGCAACGGTAACGTCTGCAACAGTTTCCTCGTTTGATGAAAGAAATGACGCTTTAGCAGTAACCAAATCATTAACGGGTGTACTGATTTCTAGGCTTTTTACTAGGCTTTTTGCATATTTGTAATCTTGAAACCCAAGCTGTGAAAGTGCCAACGAAAGAGAGGGAAATTGCGGATTGCCTAGCAATATCTCGAACAAATGGCTATAAACAGTACTAGCAACGACCACTGAGCTTGTGGCTTTACCAAGTAAAGATAAAAGTAAAAAGCCAATAGTCCTAGAGCGTAAATTAAATTCCAAATCGCCCTCTGCGCGCTTTTGCACAACTATAGAACCGGTTGATCCCATGCCGCCGCCTGTGGTTTCACGGATTGGTGCCTTATCAACGGCGACTTTAATACCTGTAGGTGTTCTAGCAGGGATATAAGCTGATGGCGTAACATAAGTACCGCGTACTGTTTCCTTAGCAATACCTATATTTATGTCTTCACCTTTTAGAAAAGGCATATATTATGATTGTTTATGTGATTCTTTTTCAGCTATCTCAATGGCCTGTGCCAAAGTTTTAGCCTTAACGCTAATGCTAAATTTAGGCAGCCAGAATGATTCTGTTTCATGCGTAACCTCAAAAGGGGCGTTCGCACTTTCATTAATGTCTATTCCTTTGGTGTCCATGTCGTCACTAGACAGCATTTTGTTTTTTGGCGATTTCATAAGTAGATTATAACATGGCTTAATTTACCTCGACATATTTGATACATCTTAATGTCATTGTAGCAGTCCTGTAAGGCTGATCACTTACAGCAGTTTCTCCCCAGACGCTAGGTGCTGGCTCTACCCAGTCGCAAGTAGTAAGCGGCCTTGGGCTTTTTGTGGAAAAGATACGGAGCAAATCAGCTACACATTCACCAATCGCAATTTCGGCCTTTTCGTAAGCCGTTTGATTAGGGATAGGGTAATACATTATTAATTGAAAAGCGAAAGCTAACCGATTGTCAGACGTACTGCTATAGTCTGATAAATTTTCGCTTGGCATTACAATAATGGCTGGGTAACCTGCTAATTTCGCCTGCGGAAAGCCATAAACCGCTTTAAATAGAGTTGATTCGGCCGTAATAACTGCGGCAACTTCTTCTCTAATGTCATTAAAAGTGTCTTTTGTGATGTTCATATGGTTTATTTGAATACGTTTACAACCGCTTTACTAAAGTAATCTATAATGTCGCTTTCTGCGGCATCAATACCGCGTTGGAAAAACGGATTGGCTTTTGTACCAGGGTGCTTGACTGTGCGCCCAAACATTTGGCCTGTATATTTGTTTGCTAAAACCTTTGCGTTCTTAACAGTAATAATATGTGGGCGCGTACCTTCTTCAACATATACGCCATAATCAACGCCCACCTCTACTTTGCCAGACGCAATACCAGTCATTTGGCTGCGAATAGATTGCCGCAAATTTCCGCCACCTGATTGTTTGTTAACAGGGGCCTCCCGTTTAGCAGCGCTTTCAATCCGTAAAATAGACTTGCGCACAGCCGTATCTATTTGCCGAATAGTTTTTTCGGGTGCCTCGTCAAACACCCTCTTGATGTCTGCTAGGTTAGGTATGGTGATAGTGTATTTTGCAGTCATGTTTTTAGCTTTCAAAAATGCGAATAAGCACCTCTTTGTGGCTATCTCCTGCAAAATCTAAGCGATCTACAGTTTCCACTTTATACTCTTTGGCGTTCCAAGTAACACGATCACCCTCCAAAATATTTGTACTATAGGCGCAAAACATGAGCCAATACTTGCCAAAGCTACCTATTAAATCCATCGAAATCTTGGCATCTGATTGCTGAATAGCACAAGCTACGCCTGTTAAAAGCGTCGCATATTCAAGCTGGTTGCCCGTTCCGTCTACTAAACGCGCGGTTGTCACGGTTTGATCAAAAAGGCTAGTAAGCATGTTAGAAATTATAGAATTTATTACGATCCATGATCTCTTGCACGCTCAAAAGATCTTGTTTTTGCTCAGGTGTTTTGTAGGTTACTGAATAACGGCCCATCGTTAAGCTTTGGATACTAGAACCGTCAGCCCAAGCAAAGTTAATAATGCCAGCAGCTAAAATTGTAGCCGCTAGTTTAATGTCTGCTTTAACTGTAACAGCACCATATTTTGCATTGACCACAATGTTTTGATTGCCTTCAGGGAAATACAGATAAGGCATCACAATGCTGGTTTTTGGCAATGTGTTGGCTGGGTATACAAAATATTGGTCGGCATCTATTGCGTCCCCATCGGCACTTAATTTGACGGTCATTACTTGTGTAACTGGGCCAATAAAAAGCGTACCCGTGCCGTCGCCATCATATAGCCTGTCAGTCGCTACACCATTTTGCGCAAATATAGCAAAGTCTCGGCCAGTTTCTTGGTCAATAATTTCCTCAGCCGCAGATATCCACTCATCTACCTGAGCATCAAAAGATACATCAATGGTAATTAGTAGATACTTTTCAATGGCTGCTTTGGTTGTATATCCTTTAGGCATATAATTTTATTGTTTTAAGTATACAACATTAGCGTGCAATCTTCCGATACGGCGTAATCATACTGTCGTACGGGGCAGCACTTTTTGCGTAAGGCGTGTTTTGCTTGTGATAAGGAAAACCTTGGATTGCGTAAGTTAGCCCCTTAACAGCAACGCCCAGAGTTTTAACGCGGTATTGAAGTGCTTTGCTTACGGTTTGTGGTACGGGCGGCGATACATCTATTACGTATCCCAGCCCTTTCTGAAGCGTAACTGGCTTTTTTATGCTGTATGAAAGCCCTTTTGTTTGCTGTAATTTGCTTACTAAAGCATACTGCAAGCCCTCTGTTTTTAAGCTATCAGATACCAACCTGTAAGCTAACGCTTTTTGAACAGCAACTTTTATAGCTATTTTATAAGCCAATGTCTTTGTAGCAGGTACAGGAACCTTTACAGAATATTGTATTGATCGGGTATTTACTCCAAACGACCGCACAGCGTATCTTAACTGTTCTGATACTAACGAAAACGTGCGAACCGTATACTGCAACGGCTCACGTAGCGACGGCACGGTTTCAAATAATTCGACTTTATCAATCCAGAAAGATTTGCCTGCTTGCGTACTATTTCCTGAGCGTTTGATCTCAGGCACCAGCATTGTGGTCTGGTTGGTGTAAGCAACAAAATTATGCGTAAATACCTGCCAATCTGTTGTTGTATCAACTTCAAATCTATTTATGCTAGTTGACCATGTGCCGTCTGCTTGTAAATAGTTAATTGTGCCAATACTTGCATCAGCAATAATATACTGTATTTTCCCAGCTACACTAGACTTTATACGCATTGCAAAGTCGCACTTCATGCCTCCAGTGACCGAAAACACAGCAGGCTGCTGCAAAAACACGTTTGAGTTTAAACCATCAACTGTAAGTCTTGCGGACGCTGTGCCCTCTACAAATTCGGAAGTGTCCACTGTAATAGTAGAGGTACCGCTTACGCCCTCAGTCCAGTTTGTAAAATTGTTGCCTACATAATTTGAGAAAAAAGGATTAAGAATTTTTTGCGTGCTGATCGGAGTATAGCGGATTGTGTACTTATTAGATTTTGTGATTGGTAGCGCAACTTTTACTTTGTAAACCAATGGTTCCGTAAGCGCAATAGGCGTTGCTTTGATGGCGTATGCTAACGCTTTTGTCAGTAAAACTTCAGTAACGCTGCTAGTGATCGCATACGCTAATGACTTTGTTTGCGCAATTTTCGTGACTATGCGATATGCCAACGGCTCTGTTTGTGAGCCTTTTGTAACTATGCGATATGCCAATGTTTCTGTTTGTGAAAGAGCTATTTTTACTCGATAAGCAAGCGTCTCAGGTATCGCTGCTGGTGTCGTTTTTATGCTGTAACGCAATGGCTCGGTAACGCTAATTTCTGCTGTGGCGAATATCCAGCCAGTGTTGCCGCCACCACCATCTGTTGAGGTTGTCCCTGCGTACCAAGTCGCGCCTCCAGTAGCATTGGAGTCAATGATGTTAAGAAAGCCAGATATTACAACGCCGCTAGACTTGCTAAAATTAAAGTTCGTGGCGGTAGAGGAT